TCTTTACCTTAGATGATATTGTGCTTCTCTTACAAGTAAGAGTAAGTTTTGCACTAGTACCTTCATCGCTAAGTCCCTTAATTAAAATTGTTTTAAGGTCACCAGAAATTGTGACCTGAGAATCAAGAATAATTTCTTTATGTCCATTTGCATAAGTTAAGGTATAATTAAATTGATTATACGGTTCTAGGAACAGATTATCATCACCAAAGTCAGTTATAGCAAAACTAAGTTGCCGACTTGCACCAATATTGACTGTTGCTTGCTTTCTTATAATGTAACTACTATCAAGAAGATTGATGGATGAAACAGTAGTGTTGGGAAGTTCAATCGTTTTTCCTGGACGGTTTCCTTTTTCTAAAATACCAGAAGCAACATTTAAGTTCTGAACATTATTGAGAGTACCACCATTAGCTGACTTTACTGTACCACCGGTACATACTCCAACTACATCACTAACAGCAACCAAGGTAAGAGAACCAGCAGCAACTGCACTTACTCTGTTGAATGTGGGCAGGGTTTGACCTGGAATGGTAAACGAAACAATATCATTAACTCTTACAGGAATATTTCTAAAGTCCCCAACAGATGGTGATGTTACAGAACTACCTGAACCTCCATCTGCTGCAATCTTGAATGCTGAACCGGGTTGGATAAGGTTTTCAGTTTGTTGCATTGCAACGTTGCAACAAAAAGTACTAACACCAACACTTCTACCAATTGACTTAACATCACGGATATCATTATCTCTAATTGCTGTAATATTTCTACCTACAACAAGTCCATTGATTTCAATTGGTTCGTTGAGTTGGAACTGACCTGTTACATCTAACAGATTAAGAGTCGTTGCATTTGAGACTGCATCCTTAAGGTGACCAGTTGCTCCACTGAATACACCTTTAACGAATGCTGAATTAGCAGCAGTAACACCAAGTCCAAGTGTCAGAGTAGTAAATGTCTGAATATCGTAGAGTTTTAGATCAAATCTCTCTGTTCCAATTCCAGCTATATTTTTCTTACTGAAATCATAAATTCTGGCATTACCAATAACGCTTGATGCACTATCTAATAATCCTGCAGCATTAAGTCTACGATCTCTTAATTGTACCGTATATGTATTATTAAATCCAACAGTTGGTGAACCATAAAGATTTTCTACTTGAATATTGTTTCCAATTGTAACCGGAACACTGAGGTTTTCTTTCTTCTTCGTAGTTCTTGGTTTTACATTATCAAGTGAAGTTGATCCAATCTTTTCAACTTCATATCCTTTTACATATGCCTTACCTGAGGATATCTGAAGGGTGAAAAGATCATCAGAAGGAGTATTACCCCTCTGTGTTAATTGACCTGGAGCATAAATGCCCTTATTGCCAAGTCTATCATTTAAAGTTTCTCTAACATCGACAGCAAATCTCTTGACGTAATAATTACCAGATTCGTCATATGTTCTTCTTGCGAGTTCTTCCTTGAAGATATTATAATCGGTCTTATTGACTAACTTTTGAACAAGTCCTTCTTCTACACGCAACAGTTCTACGAAGTTAGCATCGTTGTTGTCTTTGAGTGACTTCTTAATAAGAACTGCAGACATTTTAAGTCTGTCCGCACCTGGTGCAGATTCATTTGAAAATCCCTTAGCATTATCAAACAAATCAGGATTTGCAGAAGAAGCAGTTACAATATCTTCTGAAATCTGGAGACCAACTTTATAATTAGGTGAATTTGTATACTGATCCAGGATTACAGTACCTGCAGGTACTTTTACAAAATAACCTCTAACAAAAAATACTCCCTCACTGATTGATGCGGCAGAACCAGTAGGAGTTGCTTCAGAAACAGCAGCTCTTGCAAATGGATTATTTGCTGGAATAGTAGTAGAAGAATAGTCAATATCTTCCAATGTAATTAGAGTTTCACCATCTGCAAATGTTGGTGTTACACCATCTAATCCAGAAGAAGTGTATTTGACATAAAGAGTATCAACAGAATCAATCGATTCCGCACTTGTGATACAATTGACCACAGTTGCCTTAACACCAGAAGTTTCGCCTTGTATCTCAATTTTATTATCTTTAAGATATGAAGTATATGCAGAAACAGGAACGTCTAAGAAAGTAGGATCGATCTTAACTGCAAAATAATTTGAATCGTAGATTATTCCACCAGGAACAATCATTGACCCTTCCTTAAAGAAGTGTTGTCCGAACTTTTCAATCTGTCCTTGCAGGATAGACTGTAACGTAGTTAATTCCCTGGATTGAACTGGGAATCCAGGTTTGAACAGCACCTTATTATAATTATTATCTTCATCAAAATCGTCAAAATAAGGCGAAACATTTAAATTGGTGTTCTGGGTCATGTTCTTAGAACTCTACTACGACTTTTACTTCTTCTTTTTGGGATTCAGATCTACTGATTGGTGCTCTATTATCAATGTAAATGATATCACCTGAATACTTTTCAACTTCTGGATTTGCTTTTCCAAGAACGAAAGTTTGACCTANATCAATTACCTTTCCACTTAGCGTCACACTAGAAACATTTGTNAAACTAGTATCAGGAACTAAAGAAGTTCCTGCCATACCAACACAATTCACTGGATTTGCATTACCTTCAAAATCAAAGTTTCTAAAGTTATTATTGGATATAGTAGATAAACCAACAGGTTGATAGTATCTCAATACCCCAGTATCACCATCCCAAGATGCAACATAACCAACAGCAATTGATCCAGCAGTGCCAACTGATTGACGAATCTCACCATTTAGTGGATACTCAACACTGGAAGTTGAAATACCAGGGGCACTACCACCGGGTTTCAATTTCAATGCACCAAGAGAAGTTGCGGTATTAGTATTTAGAATGGCAGTCGAACTTCCATATTCTGTTGGATTTCTTACAATACCAATTCTTGAGAAGGAATTCTCAGAAATAAAATCAGAAGAGGAATCATACTTAGAATAAACCATTACTCTATATGAACCTAACTCACGATAGATATCTGCTCCATGTCCCCCTTTGGGGGGAATCATAACTTCAATTACTGAACCACTTCCACCATCACCAGGATCAAAGTTAACTACTCCTCTAGTATAGTCTTTTCCTGATGCTGTAACCTCAACACTAGAGACTTGCTGATCAACTACAACAACAGAGACCTTTCCGCCACTTCCATCACCTAGAATGTCTACAGAATATGTTCCTGACGTATGTCCTGATCCTCTGTTCTTGATAACTACTGTTTCAACTCTTCCACGAACAGCAGCATTTTTTACTGATGCAGTATTACCATCTCCCCAGTTTGAGGGAAGTGGCATATATTTCTCTGTTGTGAATTTAACAATATCTGCAGGAGAGATTGTGTAGATACTTCCAGAGGTATCCATCACTTCCATTTCCTGCTTTTTGGGGAACAGTTGAAACAAAAGTTGGTTCATTCTGTGATGGTTGACCCTTTGGGAAATCTGGACTTGTGCCATTATTAATACAGATATAAACTTTAAATTCAGAGTTTACGACATAAAAACGAGAGTCGTATAATGTCTTTGAACTAGTTTGTGGTGCTGCATTAGTGATATCATAATCATTTCTATACATGTCATAAGTTATACCAGAAGTCCAATTGATTCTAGGTACAATTCTTGCAAAGTCATTAATGCCAATCTTATTCAAGAAGAGCATCGAGTCGTGATATCTGTTCTCCTGCTCAAAAGAGTCTCTTGGATCTGGAGTATTTGACGCCCAATTAACATCACCATATTCTTCAATGCTAACATTAGTAGGATTGGGATGTGCCAAGAAGGTGTAATAGAAATTTGAAGTCGTGCCAATGCCAGTCACAGACTTAGCAATGTCTCCGCATTCAAAATTCTAAATTGGTCAGTGATTATGGCAGGCATGTCTGTCCGATTTTTTGATTATTTATACTGTGTTTAGTACTGTGATTTTAATTCAGTGGTTCTTGAAATATGTGCTGAAGTACTAATTCCAGAAAGTGGATCATCTTTTTGGAATACAAACTGAGATCCATTTCTACTTCCTATATTTATCTTGCCCCAACTGAACGATCCGTAGGTTTTAAGATTGATAGCAGTATTAACTCCAACCAGAGAAAGAACATTTGTAGATACTCGAATTGTATCTGTTCCGCCAATAGCAACAACCTGAGCAGCACGATAAACGTTATCAATAAAAGATGTTCCGTTTCCAACAATAGTAGAAACATCACCATCGATTGAAGTAACACCAGTACCAATACAAGTATTTCTAACTACGAAGTAATCTCCTGTAGCAATACCAGTCCTTTCAATCGTGCCTGGATCTCCTGTTTT